TTTTACCCCATGTTCCGTTTGTAGAAACATAGTTAACTGGGTCGACTGCATAAATGAATTTTGAGTTTTGGAAGATTGCGTTCTTGTAGTAGTTAGAGTTACCATATTGGTCAACACTGTCAACAGCCTTAGACAAGTATGGGAATGTTTCTAGAACAGTACCTTTAACACCAGAGAACAAACCGCCAGTATCAACAACTGCAATGTGGATTTGGTCATTTGCGCCACCAAGGCCTAGTGTTCTTGATGATGTAGAAGGTACACCATTAAAATAACCAGCCAATGAAACTGTGCTTGCATTTGATGTTGTTGTGTTAGAAATTGCAACGTTCCATGATGCAAATTGTGCAGTATTAGAACCAGCATCAATAACAGAAACTGTCAATGAATTGCCTAATGCACCAGGGTAACGACCCATAAATGCACCATAACTGTTGCCGTTTGGACCGGCCAACAACGAGTACTGGAATACTCCTGGGTTTTGAACTTGATATCCAGTGCCTGTAGCGGTTGAGTTTAGTGTGCCTGTGTTAGCTGCACGCACAACTTGCAAGTTGTTACCATATGCCAAGAAAGATGCCGCTGTAAAGAACGATGCTGCGGTGTTAATATCTGGGGCGTTGAAAGTGTTAACCAGAACCTTTTCTGATCCAACACTGTTAAGTGTGTTCACTGGTCCCCAGTTGAAAGCACCTGCATATGCACCGGCTGTAGTCAGAACTGAAGGCACAACTGTTGTTAAGTTGGTTTCGGTAGTAATTACGCCTGGAGATAATTGAGCGATTTGAGCCATTTGTTTCTTCTCCTTAATTATTTGTTTTTTGGTAGTTTATACCATTTGAATATTTATGAATCGTTATTTTTATAGATTTCTTATCATATCTCGGATAAAACCACCATATGTGTCTCCACCTGGTGTAGAATCCCACAAATCACCGTCCATCAACTCAAGTCCATGATTTAAACCATCTTCAATAATTGGTTCTGGTAAAGTTTCATCATCAATCTGATTCATATGTTCCACTTGGAACTGTTTACGAATGTCGTGGCTGACGATTTCTTTGAAGTATTTCTGTGTTGTTGCCCATGCAAATGTCACCAAACACATCACCAAGTCATCATTTGAACCTTCTTCAGCAGAAAAACTGTTCTTGTCTTGCACAAAAGTGGTCAATTCAGAGATAACATCAAAGTCATTAATGACCATTTTGTCACCTTCAACCAACATTTTCAAGTTGGCGCAACCTATACGTTTCACTTGAGGTGACATTTTTAAACCTAACTGTACACCTCTTGCAAAGCCAGCAGACAGTTGTTGTGGTTTTTTGTTACCTGTAAATACTTTCCATAAGTTTTCATATTCAAGTTCATTATGTAGAATATCTGCAACCTGTGGTGTGTTGTTAATTTCAACCAACACATATGCATCGTTGAACAACCTTGCAGTATTGTAGATTACAGTTGGGAATAACACTGGATGGATTGACGAACTGTGGTATGTTGCAACCATTTTATATGGCATTGCTGAGATATCCATGACAACAAACGCAGACGAGTCCATGTTCTTGCCCTCTGAAACGTCAACACAAATGGCATATAAGTGGTCTGTTTTGTGTGTTTCACCATCTTCTTTGATGGGCATTTCATACACATTGACTTTATCGTGTTTGGCAATTGGATCCAAATAAGCCATTTGTGCAAGTTTCTGGCCAGAGATAAGAGTGTTGGTGGAACCCAAGAACTCGCATTCAAACTCTTGTCTGAATTGTTCTTCTGAGGTGTTGCGAATTGTTTCTTCTTTCCATGCCTCATCACGACCTGGAACCATTGACCAATGAATCTCGAATGGTTGATAATCACTTTTCTTACCAATTGCATCCATCCACATCTTGTAGAACAGATTCATACCGTTCGGTGTAGACACAATAATAATCTTGGTTGTTTTACCTGATGAAATTACAGGGTAAACAGAGTTAAAGAATTCATGTGCAATGTTTGGTGGAACGAAAGCAAACTCATCCAAGAATACACAGTTAAAAGAACCACCTCGAATGGCAGCAGAAGATGTGGAGTCTGCACGAATCTTAGAACCATTTTCAAGTTCTACGTTACCTTTGTTCCAGATTACAACCCCTTGTTGCAACCACATTGGTAAGTTTTCATATGCCAATTGGTACTTTGCAAGAATATCACGTGCAAGAGAACCCTTGTTAGCCAGAACGGCTACGTTTTGTGTATCGTTGAATAGTGTCAACCAAAGAAGATACGCCACGGAGGTGGTGGTTTTACCAACCTGGCGAGGACATTTAGTAATAGCAAAACGATTCTTGTGGAACAGACGAATCATGTCCTTCTGAAAGTCCCACATCTCAAATGGCATCAAACCACGGTCAACGTTAACAATCTTAATGTAGTGTTCTGCAAAATAAACCGGATCTTTTGCACACCTTACATACTCTTGAGCTTGTTCTTGTGTGTACTTTACTTGTACACCAACCTTTTTCAGTAACGGATTGTCACGGTAACTGTCTTTATTATCACTCATTGTTACCTTTTAATAACTTATTGAATTCTGCGGTTGTGCCCACAAATATGGCTTTATCGATTGTTGTGCTACCTGATGCTGCCTGTTTCTTGTCCATAGTTCGCATTTGTTTTTGAACCGCCAATAGTTCTTTGTTTGCATCTACTACGTTTTTAAGTAACGTGCCATAGACTTCAAATGCTCTTGGATGTTGGCCATCTTTTGCAATCTGTAATATCTCAGCCATTGCATCTTTACCTTGTTCAATCAAGTCTTGTAAGTTTTCTTTGGTCTGTTCATATGCATCAACCAAATCTTCTTCAAGGTTTTCTTCTGTGACCGCCACAGGTAGTTGTTGTTTTTTTACAACAGGCACTGGTGGTGTTGGAGTGGAAGCAACATCAAAGATTTGCTCCATATTCTTTTCAAATGTACTCATCGTGTTTCAGTAATAGTTGTGGTATATGTATATGTACTGTTAGCGTTAGCTCCACTTGGATTTGGAGTTACTGTAATTTCTGCATAATCTTTTGGTGTAACATTATAAGAATTGAATATCCATTTGCCGGCATTAGTTGCACCAATCAAAGGTTGACTAGAAATAAAGTTTCCTTGTATTCCTGTTACTGTTAGTTGTTTGTTTAATGAGTTCCAAGAAACAACTTGTGCTGATGCTGTTGATAGAGCTGGAGTTGGTCCTTGATAAACAAGTTCACCATACTCATATTTACCTGTTCCACCTGAATTGAGATTGAATACTACATTGGTGCCAGCTTGAACATCTTGATAAATGTTTGTAATTGATGTTGAGATTAGTCCAGCAGTTGATGTTGCACCAAAGATAAAACCTTTAACGGTGAAGTTTAGTGTCCAGATAACCATTCTGGTATCTGAATCTCTATCACCTTCATATGTTACTTCATAGTTTGTGTTGTTTAGAATGACAGGAACTTCTTTGACAATACCCATTTCTGGAATCATATTGACTTTGATGGTGTAATCTGGTGCAAAGAATGGTAGAATGTGTTCGATGATTTGGTTACCATCTTCAATGTTTCTTACATACAGATACAACGAAAAATCGAAGTTGTATGGCACCGGCATGTATTGTGAGTTTGTTGTTGATCCATTTTGAAAGAAAGATTTGTTATTTGTTATTTGCTTTCTTGATGCATCGTATGACAAACCATTCATTTCATATGACATACGTGGTAACGTCATTTGAACCTTTTTGTCTAAGTTTGGATCAAATGTTAGGCGTTGCACATACAATTCTTTAGTTGCATAATCAATAGGAACAATGAAACGTTCTTCTTCAGTTTGGTCTGGATTGTATCTAACCAAAGTGATATTATTGAACAAGTCACCAAAGGCAACCGTCAATTTACGAATCATTCTATTATAGTATGTTGTTGACATTATAGACCACCAATAGGATTAGTTTCTGATGTATTGATATAAGGTTGTGCGGTGGTTTGTATCAATTCATTATCATAAGATTCTTTTGTTG